GCATACTATCAAGGGCAAGAATATCAAGGCGGCCCAATTGATATAATCAATAATTTAGACTCTTATATACAATTAAACAAATCAGGCACTCTAGTCGGTTTTACGACCCTCTCAAGTGCTGTTGGCCAGTTCGATCAAACCATATCTGTAAAGGATACAACAGGATTTCCAGATAATTATGGATTACTAAAAATAGATGATGAAATAATTACATACACTGGATTAACAACAAACTCATTTACTGGATGTATTCGTGGATTTAGTGGTATTACTTCTTTCAGTAATCCTGATGAACCAGAAGAATTTGTATTTTCATCATCTAAGGCAGGAGCTCATGCTGTTGGTGTTGGAACAAGCGGTGGTCAAGTTCATAATTTAAGCAATTTATTTTTAGAAGAGTTTTTAAAGAAGTCTAAAAAGCAATTTTTACCTGGTTTTCAAAAAGATTTAACTCCCACATTAAATCAACCACAATTTATTCGTCACTCAAAAGACTTTTACAATTCTAGAGGAACTGACGAATCATTTAAATTACTATTCAAGTCATTATATAACGAAGAAGTTGATATTGTTAGACCTGCCGACTATGTAATTGCACCATCTGATGCAAACTATAGAAAAACTCGTGATTTGATAGTTGAAGCAATTCAAGGTGATCCAATGGATCTTGAAAATAAAACACTATTTCAAGAACCATTTGAAAACTTAGCTAGAGCATATGGCCCTGTGTCAATGGTTGAAAGAGTTAGAGTTGGTCTTTTAACTGAAACTTATTATAAAGTCAGTATAGATGCATCCTTTGGAACAGGTAGTTCTGACGAGTTACTTTATGGTAACTTTGCTGTTCATGCCAACTCTAAAAACGTTGGTGCAGTTGGAGCAGCACAGACATTTATCGATGTAGACTCAACTATAGGTTTTCCTGATAATGGAACTTTAACATTTAAATATCAAAATGGAACTACAGGAGTTTGCACATATTCGAGTACTAACATTACACAGTTTTTAGGTATAAGCACAACTGGTATAACCACTACTATACAGGATGCTACAACAATTAGGCAAAATACCTATGTTTATGCCTTGGGTCAAGCAAACAGCACCGCAGGGGTCACTACAGACGGCATACGTTGCAGAATAACAGGTGTATTAGGTGGTATAGAACTTCCTAATACTTTCTATCAAAGAACGGGTGCAAAAATAAAACTTAAGTCTTTAGGTAAGATAGCGAAGGTAACTGATTTCCAATCAAATAACTGGTTATTTAATATCCAACCAAAGTATAATGTAGACAGTATTACATTACAAGATGCTTCAGGCCCAACTTATGAAGTAACCACAAAAGATTTTCATAGAATAAGAATAAATGATGTAATAACAGTTCAAACCTCAACTGGAGATTTAACTGGTAGTTATGTTGTCACCGATGTTTTATCAGATGAAGCTGGATCTCAACCAAATAAAATTAGAATGCAGGGATCTGCTATATCTGCAAGTAATCTTTCAGCAGTTCTTTCAATAAGAAAACTTCTTTCAAAACCAAATTCAGATGGAAGTGGTGTAGATGATAACCATACACATTTAAATAATTTTACTGCTAACATTCAAAACATTTATATGGAAGAGGTGGGTTATGCACATACTCTTTCTAAACTTAAAAATCTTATCGCCTCTAACTCCGTACCAACATATGGATCAGATCACAAGTTAAATCCAAGTACTCAAAAAATTAGATTATCTGGAACTTTTACTGGTGGAGACACAACTATCGCAATTACGAGTGGAGATAATGATCACAATTTCTTTAGTGGTGATGCTATTTACTATACACCCCAAAAAGATGATGATGGTGGCATAACAAGTTTTCTTTTTAGTGAGGGATTATACTTTGTAGAGCGTGTAGATAAAAATAACATAAAATTAGCAAAATCCAGATCAAATTTATATAATGGTAATTATCAAAAAGTATCTGAATCTACTGTTACCACAACGATTACAAATAATACTTTTGAAAAATATGAATTTCATAGAAAAATAGTTCAACCGCAAAAACTGTTTAGAGAAATTGATATGCCAGTTTATGATGGCAAGAAATATAAAACAAGAATTGGATATAATGGTATTTTAATTAACGGTGTTGAAATATTAAGTTATAAGTCTCAAGATCTTTGTTATTATGGTGATATTAAATCAATTGACGTAACTGGTGGTGGTAGAAAGTATGATGTTATAAATCCACCTCAATTAGCAATCAATGATGGTGTAGGAGCAGGTGCTACTGGGTATGTTGCAACTAGAGGTAGTTTGCAAGAAATATTAGTTCAAGATCCAGGTTTTGATTATCTTGATATTCCAAAAGTAACAATAAGTGGGGGAAATGGAAGTGGTGCTGTGGCAGAATGTAAAATGGTCACTGTTCCTCATCAAGTGGTATTTAACTCTGGTTCAGGATCTCAAACTATAGTTGTAAAAGGGTCTGATGATTTCAACGTAGGATTTTTAACTTATCATAAGTTTAGAAATTATGAACAAGTTATATACGATACTTTTGGAGAAAAAGCGTTAGCAGGATTAAGCACTGGTGCAGTGTATTATGTTAACACTAATACCCCTGCTGGAATGACAGAAATTGATACATGGGTGGGGTATGCAGGAAATACTTGGTATCCACAAAAAACAATTAGACTTCATAGAAATTTAGATGAAGCTGTTGTTGGTATTAATACCATAGCATTTACTGCTGCTGGTGAAGGAAACCATCAGTTTAGATCTTTTAAAGGTAAATCTCAAGTTGGTAGTATAAATGTATTAGAATCAGGAGAGGGATACGAGAACAAACTTAAAACATGTGAACCAACTGGTATTAATACAGCACTTGATAGAATCACTATTGGCAACCATGATTATAAGACAGGTGAGATTGTAACTTATACTCCTGATGCTAATGGAACTGCTATCGAAGGTCTTTCAAGCGATAAAAAATATTATGTATCTGTCATCGATGAAAATACATTTAAATTATCAAATGTAGGTGTTGGAACAACTGCAAAAGATTACTATTTTAAGACAAGACAATATCAACGTTTAAACTCAATTGGAGTGGGAACTCATAGTTTTAATTATGACCCAATTACAGTAAAAGTAGAAGGTATCGTTGGCATAAGTTCAATAGAAGGCAATACTTTCCAATGTATTCCTCAACCCCTGTTTAGAGGTGAAGTTACATCTGTTCACTTAACAAATGGTGGTGTTGGATATGGTGCATCTGAAATACTTAACTTTAACAGACAACCTAGAGTTGACTTATACAGTGGTATAAGTGGTGAATTATTACCCGTTGTTGCTAATGGTCAAATTATTGATGTCGCAATTCAAAATAGAGGTCAATCTTATAATACACCACCTAGCATTTCAGTTACAGGTGTTGGAACGGGTGCTGAGTTAGTTCCAGAGGTGGTTGATGGTCAAATAAGATCTATCAAAATTATTAAGGCTGGTGTTGGATATGGTGCATCTACCACATCACTTAATGTCATTGCTGCTGGTGAATTTGCTATTTTCAATGTTAATTTAAAAACATGGCAAGTAAACGAGGTTAAAAAGAACTTTACAAATATTGATAGTTCTGATGTATTCATAGAAAAACCAACACAACTTAGTCGTGAATTACAATGCTCACATGCATATGCACCAAGAGGTTTAAGAAAGGTTGTATATCAAAATAATTCAGATGGAGATCCATTAGTTGGAACTAGAGATCTAACTTTATCAAGTGGTGTAGAACAAAATAGAACACAACATTCACCCATTATCGGTTGGTCATACGATGGTCTTCCAATATATGGCCCTTATGGATATGAGAAAAGCACTGGTGGATCAGTAACTCAACTTAATTCTGGATATTCTGTTGACCTAAAAACTAACAGACCCCCTACAAGTGTTTTTCCTCAAGAATTTTTTGTAGAAGACTTTACATGGAATAGTAATACTGATGAGAGTTATCTTGACGAGAATAATGGAAGATATGGTATAACCCCAGAATATCCAAACGGAACATACGCATATTTCGCCACTCTTGAATCAACAGTAACATCAGATTCTAGTGATCCATTTAACAACTTTAAAAAACCAAAGTTCCCATATTTACTAGGTGAAAACTTCAACGCTCAACCAAATGAATTTAACTTCTTATCTAAGAGTAATCAAGATGAAATCAACCTTAACGAAACGGGTTGGGTAAGAAACACTGAACCATATGAATTACTTCAAGATGATAGTTCTTATGATTATGTAAGTCAATCATATAAGTATGTTACTCAAGAGGGTTCTATTGTTTATGCTTCAGAGGGATCTGTAGAAAAAATTGGTATTGTAACTGGAGGTTCTTCATATCAGGTTGGTGACAAACTTGTATTTGAAGAGAAAGTTGCTGAGAACTTTGAAACAGTTGCAAAAGTATCTAGAGTAACAGGGCCTGGTATTGGAACTATATCAGTTACTAACACAAAATTACAAAACGTCGAGTTTTATCCTTCAGATGAAAGAGGAAAATTTGTCGGTATTCACACCACACCATTAAATTTAACAAATGGGGATAAAGTTTTTGTATCAGGAATGTCAACGACTAGTTCTAGACTTGGCCAAAAAACTTATAGTATTGGAATATCATCATCAAAACTAATATTATCTGAAGATGTACCGAAAGTTTCTGTTACTGGATTGGTTACATTCTTTAATGTTCAGGGTAAATTACCTTCTCCAAATGCAAATCTCAACAGTCTCAATTTGAGAGAGAATGATATTTTAAAAGTTGGAATTGGTGGAACTTTTGAGACAGTTAAATTATTGAATATAGATTCTGCTAATTCTAGGATAAGAGTATTAAGAAATCAAAATGGTGTAGATGACAGCACTGGTATTGGAGCAACTCACTCAATAGGAGCAGTAATAGAAGAAGATCCTAGAAAATTTAAGATTGATGTTGGTTTTACTACAACATTTGATAATGAAGTTGATTTTGAATATTATTTTAACCCTGTAGAATCTGTAGGTGTTGGAACAACTGCTGGGCCTGGAATAGGAACAACAGCTACAATTAGTAATCCTGGTGGTGGAAGAAATTCAGTATTCATACCAACAAGATCTATATTCTTACCAAATCATAAATTTAAAACTGGAGATCAGGTAACATATCATAGAAATGGTGGTAATCCCATAGGTATCGCAACTAACCGTGCTAGAGCTAATTTACTTGCATCAGGTAATAACTTAGTTAATCTAGGTGCAAATCATAATACAGAATTTATGCCACTATTTGTAGCTAAATTATCTGATGATCTAATTGGTTTATCAACTGTTAGAATCGGTGTTGGAACTACTGGTGGTGGTATAGATCCAGAGGATGTATTTACTGGTATTGGGCATACTATCAAACAACAAAGTTTAGTATACTTTACAGGTATTGGAACTGGAACATATCATAGTTTTAGAAGAAAATATGATGACACGGTAACAGGATCGATAGAGAAAAACTTAATCACTGTATCAACTGCTAGTAGTCATGGTTTAGGTCATAATGATAGAGTCTTTTTATCTGTAAATGCTGGTATTACTACGACTGTTCCTATCAAATACAATAAAGCAAATAGAAAATTAATTGCAAGAACTCTAGATTTTACCGCATCTGGTATTACCACTTCAGGATCTTTGATTAATGATCCTGGCTCAATTGAAATAGTTAATCATGAAATGGTTACTGGTCAAAGAGTTATTCTCACAGCGAATACAGCAATAGCTGGTTTAACTAATGATGAAGAGTATTTTGTATATGTTGTTGATAAAGATAAAATTAAATTATGTGCTAATAGATTTGAAACAAAACAAAGTAGACCTAAGTTCGTTACAGTTGGTAGTGCTGGCACTGGTGGAGTATTTAATTTAGTTAATCCACCATTAGAGTTTTATAGAAATGGAACTGTAGTGTTTGATTTATCAGATCCATCTTTATCATTCATTAAAATTACAGACACTCTACCTGCATTTGATTTAGAACTCTATACAGATTATAATTTTATTCATGAATATACATCAAATGAAAAGTCGTCAACATTCAATGTAAGTAGAAGTGGAACAGTTGGTATAGATGGAAAACTAACATTAACGTATAATCAAAATACACCAAATGTACTTTATTATAACTTAGTTGCAAATACATCCACTGATAATCCTGATATAAACAAAGAACTTGTTTTAGATAGAGAAATCATAGGAAACAATTCAATATCATTCAAAAATAGTCGTTATGCAGGTCAGTTTAATATTCTTGCAAATTCGACAAATACATTTACATATGATTTAGATAGATTTCCTGAAGAAGAATCATATACAAGTTCAAGCACAACTATTTTAAGTTATAATACCACATCTAAAACTGCTTACGGCCCAATAGCAGCAGTTTCATTATCTGAAAAAGGAAAGGGATATACTAGATTACCTGGTGTATCCACTGTAACCTCTGACACAGGAACAAATGCTATTTTAGAGGCATCCAGCACATCTATAGGTGTTCCTCAAACTACTAAAATTGATAATATTGGTTTTGATTACCCATCAGATTTTACATTAAGACCTCAATCAAAACTTCCACAAATTATTAAAATTTCAGCACTATCTGGTTTAAAGCGTGTTGGAATTACATCTTATGGTAGAGGGTATAATCATCCACCAACGTTAGTTGTTCTTGATGGTCTTACTAGACAAAAAGATAATGATGTTGATTTAGTCTATAATTTATCAACCCCTGATACACCTGGTTATGTTGATATTATTGAAAACACTTATGGTTTATCTAACGTAACTCCTATTATTGTTCCTGTTAATAATCCTAACGGAATTAGAGTGACAAATCTTGTTTATGATTCATCTACAGAAACTGTTGCTGCAACATTAAAAGTTACTTACAGTCTCGCACCAGAATTTCCTATAGAAGTGGGTGATAAACTCTTAGTTGAAAATGCTAGTGTTGGAGTTGGATCAACAGGAAAAGGATTTAATTCTGATCAATATGATTTCAGAACTTTTGAGGTTACACAAGTTCATCAGAATTTAGGTAACGTTGGTATAGTAACTTACAGCATGGCTGGTTTAGTTGCAAGTGGTGAAGTAACTGGTACTTTTGATACTACTCTATCATCAGCAATATTAGTAAGGGAAAGAGATTTCCCACAATTCTCTGCTGAATTGCAACCTAACACATTTAATACAAAAGAAACATTAGTTTCTGAAACTAGTGTTGGCCCTGTTTCTGGTGTTGTTGCAGAATATGATCCTGCAAGTCAATGGTTAACCATAGAAGCAGCTAGTGATTTTGAAGTTGGTAAACTAATTGAATCTGAAGTGACAGGTGCAAAAGGAACTGTATCTGACATAATTCTTACTTTTGATACTAATTTCTTAGTTGATTATTTCTCAATGGTCAATAATGGATGGGAATATGAAACAGGTTTCTTAAGCAACGTATTACAAGTAACTCATGATAATGAATACTATCAAAGGTTTGCATATGCGATTAAATCCAGAGTATTCATGGATAAATGGAAAGACATCGTTAATACTTTAACTCATACTGCAGGATTCCAAAAGTTTAGTAATCTTCAATTAGAATCAACTTTACCAGTCGCTCAAAAAACAGATTTAGTGGTAGGAACTGCTGGAACTGTAACTGGTGTTATTGATTTAATCGGAAAGGAAAGTTTGCATGAAGTTAATAACTTTGATTTGGCCACAGAGAATTTAAAATCAAGATCTCCAGCTGCTGGTAATCTTTCTGATGAAATCACCTTCCAAAATAGAATTTTAATTGACTACGCTGAATCTGTAGGAAATAGGGTTATTACTATCGATAACATTAGTGATCAATTTAACGATTTGCCAAGAACAACAGCTTTCTCTGAGGTGGGTAGATTTGCGATTGCTGGTAACAAAGAAAATAGATTTATGGTATATGTGAAAGATAGTTTATTTGAAGGTGAAAGACAATTAATGATGGTTAATGCTTTATTTGATCCTATTAGTGGTCAATCAATGATTAACCAGTATGGTCAAGTAGATACTGTAAGAGATCTTGGATCTATGGATTCTGCTGTTGATGGAAATGAAGCAGTTCTTAATTTCTTCCCAAATAAGAGTGAGTTCAACAACTATAATGTAACAACACTTTCATACAACCTTAATGAACTTGTTGGAAGTGGAACAACACAAATTGTAGGTTTATCAACTTCTATAGTAAACCGTTCCAATCCTGGCATAGGAACCACAGCACTTGTTCATATTGGTGCTGCAACAACTTTAGCTGGATCTTCTCATGCTGGTGATGAGGTTGAGGTAATCATAGCCACTGTAGGAACTGCATCTACAGATGGTGGAGTATTTAACACAGGATTAGGAACAGCTAGGAGTGATGAATTATATAATCCTAGATCTGCTAAAATGATTGTCTCCGTGGCAACGAGTGAAGGAACTGTTGAATATAATGAATTGAGTATGATAATGCATCAGAACCCTGTAGGTTTAGGATCTACTGTTGCATTTGAACAATATGGTCAATTAACAATTCATAATAGAAGAGATTCTCTTGCTGCAGAACCATTAGGAACATTTAGACCACATATTGTTGGTCTTGGAAGCACTGCTCAAATTAAAGTTGGATTTACACCGAGGGCTGGTATTGCAACTGCATATATTAACTCAATTACCATAGGAATATCATCTGAAACTCGTGTTGGATTAGGAACTTTACCATTAAAAAATGGAGCATTAATTGCTCAATCATCTACAATACCAGCAAGATCTGCACCTTTCCCTGTGGGTGTTGGTAGTTATAGTGAGGAATTTGATGCTGCGTATGCACTAGTTCAAGTTAAAGATACTACAAATGATAGATATGAGTTCTCTGAAATCATGATGATTGATGACGATACTCGTGTATTCATGACAGAATATGGAAATATTATAACTGGAGCAAGTGTCAATGCAAATGCAACTGGTATAGGAACTATTGGTGGAAGAAGAGATGGGTCAGATTGCTTTACAGAAATATCATATGTTCCAAATGCAAATACAGCTGTCGAAGTTAAAACATTCATTCATGCTCTTAAAGTGCATGAGGATAATAATACTAATAAAATTGAGTTACAGTCTGGATCTATTCAAACTAAGTTTGATGTATATGAAGGAACTTTCTTTGGATCTAAAACTGGTTTCCCAATATTAAATGAAACTAACCAAGTATTTAAGAAAGACTTTGATGGATCTAGCACTGATATAGTTAATCTAACAAATAATACAATTAGTATTCCTAACCATTTCTTTGTAACTGGTGAAGAAGTTGAGTATCGTATAAAACAACCTATAGTAGGATGCACAACTACAGGTGTTGGAGCAACTACAGATTCAATAGGAATCGCTGCCAGTACATTTGTTATTCCAACTGGGATTGTAACAGTTTCATACATACCCGACAAAGCTTTTATTATCAAAGTTAGTGATAGTTTAGTTAAACTTGCATCATCTGCAGAAAATGCACTCAAGTCAATTGCAGTTCCATTAGATTTCACTTCTGTCGGTATAGGATCTTCACATAGTTTAATAAGTAAAAACCAAAATACAAGAGCATTGATAGCGGTTGATAATATCATTCAAAGCCCTATTGTAGGTACTGGAGTCACATCATCTCTTACTGCTAATTTTGCGAAGAGTGAGACGATAATGTCAACCTCTGGTATAACATCATTCTTTGCTGGTGATGTTATTAAAGTTGGTGTTGACACCACTGGAAGTGAGATGATGAAGGTTATATCTGTTAATCATGCTGGAGTGGCTAATGCCATGAGAGTTCATAGACAATGGATGGGAACAAAACTTCTGGATCATAACAATAAGGATCTTATTGAGAAGATGTCTGGTAATTATAACATTGTTGATAGCACTCTTAACTTTGCTGCAGCACCTAAAGGTGGTAGACCCATAGGTGTTGGAAGCACTGGTCTTCCATCAATGGATAGAGACTTTACTGGTATTACAACCACATCAAGTTTTAGTGGAAGAATATTTAATAGATCTGGTCTCGCTGGAGGAAACATTGATGCTTACTCTAGAAACTATTCTATTGATGATATATCTCAAGAATTTACAGGTCAAAAAGAAGTATTTACCCTAAAATCAGATGGTCAAAACGTAACTGGTATTGCCACAAACCTTGGTATTGTAATGGTAAATGGTATATTACAAGGTGCTGGTGATTTAAATGATTATACTTTATCTGAAGTTTCTGGAATTACATCTATAACATTTACAGGTTCTAAAGCATCTGTTGCTAGTGATGTAAATACTGCATCTGTTCCTGTTGGTGGAATTATCATATCAGTTGGATCAAGTGAGGGATTTGGATATCAAGCTCTAGTTGGTGCTGGTGCTACTATTGATTTTGATAATGCAGGTAAAGTTAAAACAGTTAGTATTGGTAATAGTGGTTCTGGTTATAGAATACTACCAGGCCCAGTTGGTATGGGAACAACATCAATCAGTGGTGTAGGGATAGCGACTGTTGTTAATGTTGCTGTTGCAACATCTACTACTGGAGTTCCAGTTCTTTATAACATTGGAACTGCTGCCGTTCATAATGGTCGAATTGTAAGTATTGCTGTTACAAATACTGGTTCAATACCTGGCATAGGAACTAATAATCCAATATTAGCTGGAACTAATGTGGGATATGGTGCTTCAACATTTACTGCTATAATTGACAAACCATTACCTTATCAAGATATTCCTCTTTGGTATGAAAATACTCATTTCAATCCAGTTGGTGGTGGTGGATCACAGGCAAGAGCAAATATTACAGTTGGAGTTGGTACCACGGGAATTGGCAGTGTAATTGATTTTGAAATTACAAATACAGGATATGGTTATGGTATTGGTCATACTTTAACTGTTCCTACATTTAGATCTGCACCAGTTGGAACATCGACAGATAGCCCTGTAAGTGCATATGCGATACCAGTTGATGATCCAAGCAAACCATTTAAACCTTTCCAGATAACAATTCAAAAAGTTCACTATGATGAATTCAATATGTGGACAATGGGTGAACTTCAGGCTCTTGATGATTTCTCAAATCTATTCAATGGAACTAGAAGACAATTCCCACTCACAGTTGCTGGTGAGGCATTTGCTATACAGGCAAGAACTGGTTCAAACATAGTTGTGCAAAATACCATTATTCTAACACTGAATGACGTTTTACAAGTGCCAGGTGAAGGTTATGAGTTTGATGGTGGTGGAACAATAACATTCACAGAAGCACCAAATGCAACTGACGTAATGAGAATGTTCTTCTATAGAGGAACTGGTGGTGCTGACGTTGTTGACAGAGATATCATTGAAACTGTAAAAGTTGGTGATGATTTACAATTAGGATATAATCCAACTTATAACACAAGAACTTTCGTTGAGTTCCCTAGAGCAGTTCATGAAATCAAATCATCTGATACAGTTGTAACTAATCAATATTATGGAAGAGGTTTAGGTGATAGTGATACTGAAAGAAGACCTGTTAAATGGTATAGACAATTAGAGGATAGGTTTATTGATGGAAAAATTGTTCGTAAAGATAGACCACTATACGAACCTAAGTTATTCCCAACCTCATATTTAATTCAACCAGTTGGTGTTGGTCAAACAGAGATATTCATTGATAGTTGTAAACCATTCTTTAACCCTGAAAATGAGAATCCTTCAGACAGAGGTTTCCAAAAAGAAATTCAAATAGTTAATGCAAGTTCTGAATATGAGTTTCTTGCTGGTGCTGCTGCGACTGCAATCGTGTCTATTGCCAATACAATACAACATTTTTCAATTACAGACGCTGGTGATGGATACACATCTGTTCCTGAAGTTAGAGTACAACAACCAATAAGTATCGGTGGAACTCCATTTGTCGGTATTGGAACCACTGCAACAGCAATCGCAACTGCAACGGTAACTAATGGATCAATATCATCAATCACAGTTGGAATTAATTCTGGAATAGTTGGAACTGGTTATACTAGTGCTGCACCTCCACAAGTTCTAATATCTCCACCTACATATGTTAGGGAAGAAAATAGTATTGATTTATATGAAGGAGACTTCGGTATTATCAGTGGAGTTGGTATATGCACAGATGTTACAAATTCAACATTAACTGGTGATCAAACAGTTGGCATTACAAGTGGAATAGCTTTTGATTTATTCATTCCAAAAGAATCTGCTTTGAGAGATGATAATATCAATAGCCCTAACGCGATAACAAGAAGTGGTATACAAACTGGATATTATTTCACTGTTAGCAATTCTAATCTTGGATCAGGTATCACTGCACTTGCTAAAAGTGATGGTTCTGTTATTGGTATTGGAACTACTGCTCTAGATGGCATATATGAAGTCGCTCATCATACTGGAATATCAACTGTATCATTCGGTCAAAGCACAACAGAGGAGGCGACAAGAGTATTCTGTAGAGTTCTAGACTGGCATGGTTTAGTTGGTGTTGTTGGTTTAGCTACAGCAAATGCAGGTATAGTTACATCATTCATCGGTGACTTTAGTTGGGGTCGATTACAACTAAATGACAGGCAGTTGGCACAGGCATACACTGTCAATACTAGCAATGGTGTATCTGGTATTAAGACAGGCCCACAGATTAAGAGAAAGGCGGCTCTTAAATCTGACAACTATGTCGTCTAAATAAATAAAAAAAGTGTAACACAAGTTCATGGCGGCTATCATAACGGATCAAATAAGAATATTAAACGCAAAGAATTTTGTTGCTGGTGTATCAACTTCGACTAATTCTTACTATGCTTTTGTGGGTTTACCTAATCCAACAGCGTATCAAAGTGACTGGGATTCAAGTCCTCCAGCACCAGTTGATAATTTTGATAACATGAATGATTTTCATGATACCATGCTTGCTGTAAAAAGAGTGACATCTGCTGACGTAAAGCAAATTGTTCCTAAGTTGAATTGGAACTCTGGAACAACCTATGATTATTACAGACACGATTATAGTATCTCTAATGCACCACCAAACTCTGGTGGAACATCTTTATATACTGCAAACTACTTTGTTGTTAATAGTGATTTTAGAGTCTATATTTGCTTACAAAACGGAACAACTCCAGAAACACCTGACGGAAAACCATCCCTAGACGAACCAACTTTCACGGATTTAGAACCAAGAACGCCTGGTACATCTGGAGACGGTTATATATGGAAATATTTGTATAGTATTAAACCTGCAGATTTAATTAAATTTGATTCTACAGATTTCATGCCAGTTCCAAGAGATTGGGGATCTGATGCTGCAGACGCTGCTGTTAAAAACAATGCTACAGATGGTGGAATTAAAATTGTTGTTGTTAAAAATAGAGGAACTGGTATAGGAACTGCTAACCAAACTTATACTAGAGTTCCAATTAAGGGTGATGGATTTAACGCAGAATGCACTGTTGTTGTTAATAATGATGCTCAAATAGAAAGTGTTACGGTATCAAATGAAGGGTTTGGATATACTTATGGTAATGTTGATTTAGCTGCTGGATCTGTTCCAACACCAACTTCTCAACCAACTCTTGACGTTATCATTCCACCACCAGGTGGTCATGGTGCGGATATTTACAGAGAGTTGGGTGCAACTAACGCTTTGATGTATGCAAGAATTGAAAATGATGCTGAAAACCCAGACTTTATAACTGGAAACCAAGTTGCTAGAATAGGTATTTTAGAGAACCCTAAAGCATTTAATTCTAACGAAATACTTACATTAGATAAAGCAAGTGCTGCGTATGCACTGAGATTGTCGGGAACTGGGTATAGTTCTGTGACATTTACTGCAGATGATTATGTGAGACAAACTGTTGCCACTGGATCAACTGCTGTTGGAAGAGTTATCTCTTATGATCAGACAACTGGTGTTTTGAAATATTGGCAAGATAGAACAATCGCAGGTTTTGCTACTGCAGGATCAAGTGGTATTAGCACAGCATTAACACCCACCCATTTAGATTTAAATGTTCCAAGTTACAATACTACTAGATTTACATCGGAACCAGCTGCTGGTGGAAGTGTGACTATTGTTGGTGGAAGTTCTAATTTATCAATTAGCACATCATTCTCAGGTCTCTCTACTACTCTAAATAATAGAACCTATTACCTTGGTCAATCATTCACTAAGGGAGTTTCTAATCCAGAGATTGACAAATATTCTGGAAATATGATTTATGTTGATCACAGACCATCTATCACAAGATCTTCCAATCAAAAAGAAGACATCAAAATAATATTACAGTTCTAATTAACTATGGCCCAACAATCAAACCTTAATGTTTCACCATATTTTGATGATTTCGATCCCAACGATAATTATCAGAAGATTCTTTTTAAGCCTGGTTATCCTGTACAAGCAAGAGAACTAACAGGTCTTCAGTCTATATTACAGAATCAAATTGAAAAATTTGGTCAACATTTCTTTAAAGAAGGTGCAAAAGTAATACCAGGTAATACTGCATATTCTCCTGAGTATTATGCTGTAGAGTTAAATAATAGTCATTTAGGAGTTCCTGTAGAATTTTATATTGATCAGTTAATTGATAGAAAAATAATTGGTGCAAC